CTCCTCATCAGCCTCAACTTCCTGTTGAACAGTACGCTCACGCACCCCCACTTCATCGGGCACGTCAGCGTCAGAGAACTCACCGTGGTCTTCACCACGAGAGGGGGCCCCAGCCCCTACTCGGGACCCTTTTTCCTTGAAAGCGGCACTACTCCCAGGGGTACCAGCAACTCCACGGCGTAGGGGTGGGCGCCGAGGCCGACCAATCAACCTCCCAACTTTCGAAGGGGGGATAGCTTTGGGGTACAAAATATCAACTGTCAACTCCTGAGCAAACTCAGGAGCGATCGGTGACGCAACAATGCTCGCGTCAATCTCCTCGGTATTCTGATCCAAATCAGTGACAAACTTAGCATACTGCTTATCCCCTACAGCCTTAGGTCCAAGCGTATAGAAAAGTATGGTCTGATGTGGAGTCAGCGGAAATGGATATTCTCCAATAAGCTCTGTCATTTTAATGTCGAACCCGCAAACGAGCTCAGACACATCCGTGACAGTGGTAGGCATGACACCTTGCTTCTTACAGAAATCAAACAAATTCCTTGCAAAGGAGTTGAAATCTGGGTTAAAACAATAACCAGAAAGAAGTAAGCCGTACAAACGACTCATGAGAACCGCAATAGTTTTCTCATCGTTAAGGGGGGCGGACGGTATTGCAGCTGAAGCCCAACACTTGTCAAGATCCTTCGGTACAGGATAGGATTTGCCAAGCCGTTCATCAAAAACAACCACATACCCAAGAAATGACAGCGGCAGCACACGCAGCTTGTCAATATGGGTGTGGTAAGGAACCATGGTTTCAGGCTTGAAAACACAACCAGTTTTCGCCTTAACCACTTTGGGTATCGCCGCCAACATGGTGTCAAAATTGGCACTTTTGGCCTCATTAAAACACGCCACCATCCGATTCACATGATACTGTGTAATAACACTCATGTGAATATCCATCTGGGTCGTCATAACAACACCAGAATTTTCCCCAAGTTGCTTAACAACAACCAACGCACCATGCACAATCACTCTGAACCTCGTTGAATGCTCGCTGAGAATCATACAAACGTGATGATACAAATCGGAGGGTCTACTCTTAAACCCAGCGATGTGCCTCCCCATTTCACGACGGGGAATGGCACCTGGTATGTTGGCATCCATCGCAAACACGTCTGGGGCCACAAAAACCATGGACCCATCCGGAAAACAAAACACCCACAATTGGTCATCGCCGAAGGATATAGCGCCGAACACCAACTTGTTCTGCACTTGAGCCTTCTCTGCGAAACTACGCGCCCACTGAAGAATTCTTTCAGCCCCACCAGACGACCAAGAAAAACGATAAGCGCTAGCGCTCACGACTTGGCCATCGATGGTCTCCCAGAACCCAATCGACTGTTGGATCGCGTAGTGACCCACCCATTTGAACAACAACTTAAGTGCATAGGGCGCAACAAAGTACGGGCGTGCTTTAACATCAGCCTCA